ACATGTTATGTATGAATGGTCGACGGTTAAATGTTGGAGTGCATACGCTTACCATCGGCAACTTAGATGCCATATTATTAGCGGATTTACTCATTCTGTAATATAATTATAGTAAAGATATGTGTTTATATGCGTATTCTACTAATTATATTGTTATGTATTAGTAGAATAGTAGTGTAATATTCATTAGGGTGCAGGAGCAACGCTAGCCGCGTTTGGCTTATCGGTTTCTAAACTTATAACAAGTTTCTTCCCATCTTTTAATGCGGCGTTTATTTGTTGTGCAATGTCAGTAGTTGGTTGCACATTTGCAACAACATTTCTTACATCAGGGATCTTCTCTTTGATTGATTCCAACGTAGGAATATTTTGTTTAATTTGATCCAGACTAGGTATCTGTTCTTTTAACTTACTAACGTCTGGAAGTTCGTTGTATATTCCCTGCATATACCCAGACGCAACATCTATATCTGCCTGTAAACTATCTTCAAACCCAACGTCTTGTTTCGTAGTATCTGGTGGAGTTTCTTCTGGTGGGTCTGCTTTGGAATAAGATTCTTGTGCACTATAACCGAAAAACACGATTGCCATAATATTGATTATCATTAATAATACTTTCAATGGAGGATTTTTAATATGTTTCATATAATCAATAATGCCATAAACGAGCATTACGATATATCCAACATTTATTATGTTTACGCTAATAAAATTTAAAAATCGGTATAACGTATTCATTATGCGGTCAATCGATGTTAATGGGTCACATATAGTATCGTCCTTGACAGGAAAACGCTTAGATTTGATATATCGTTTAATTTTTTCGATTGTTTTGGAAACACCGAAAAATCCATCTTCCCCTAATAATATCATTGAAAAGAATGAAAATACAAACAAATATAAGAAACACATTGTAGATGCAATGGGTACAGCAAACATAATAAGAAAGAATAGTTTGAATATGTTAGAAAGAACGGGTCGTATGAGTGATGCTGGAAATCCGGCTACAAGTGATACTACGCTTATAGCGGTAGATATTGGCTGGATCTCAAAGAATGACAATACATATAATAAGAATGTAGTAGCATACATAAGTGACAATATCTTGTTTGACATGTTTACATTTAGAATGTCAATAAGCATAGTGCGAATAGATACGGATGCAGTGTAAAAGAACCGAGTTAGTAATGTAAATAATATTGCAAAGAAACCAGCAACGTGTGTATAACTAACAATGAAATCCGGCCAAGTTTTGACAAAATATTCTTGTAGTTTTTCAGGAAACATCACTGGAATGTCAATCAAGAATTCAATTAATGCATAAATTTTATTTGTATAACCAGCAGCCTGCAATCTTTCACGAGAAATATCAAATAATGGAACTCGTTCTCCACCAACTCGGTATACCATTAAAAACGCCCAGTTATAAACCGAAATGGTAGCAATTACAAGTGCAATGCCCCAAACAACATATTTTTTTACAACTCGCGTGTCATTTTCAGCATCCGTTGTGTTTTTAGCTATGCCTGGAAGTGTACTTATGTGCACAATTGCCTTTGCAATTTTAGTTATTCCGAGATCAATCTGATCGAATATGTAGTTTACCGTTTCCGTTGCCGAAAACTTTTTAGTGGGGGCTGATTGTCGTCCGCCTTCATAAATATTATCACTTTCGGTCCAGTCATTCTCATCAAATTTGGCAATTGGAAGAACATCGAGACCTTCTATGATGGGTTCAGAGTTGTCGTTTGCATCAATCGGTTCATTTATATTCTCCAAAGTCTCAATATTCTTGAAATTCTTGCGTTTTTTCTTTTTATGCACTGCCCTTATTTTATGCTTCATAGTTTCGGTTTGGAAATTGGTGGTATCTGGTGACTTACTAAATCTTTTATCCATATTATTTTCCGATATTTGTGTCATATGTATAGTATTATCCTTATACTATACAGTTGCATAATAAAACAAACGTTCATACGGAATTATCTTGCATACATCATTCCGCAATTGCCATTAACAAATGACAAAACATTATACCGTTCTTCATACAACGTCATGTTGTAATTGTATTCATACAATTTCCAATTAGATTTGCGTACACCAATTGGATTGCCTGAAACGTCGCATATAATATCAAAACTAGAATTTACTTGATCAATTGGCGGAACGTATGTGGATATTTCAAGTTCAATATTTTTAAACTTGCTCAGGTTAATCGCACCTGATGGTTGATATTCATATGGACTAGTATTCAAACAAAAGTTGTAACAATAAATGCCTTCTTTCGCGTGACCTTTTGTGCGAGTATATTTTTCAATATAATCATATATTCCTCGGGTTAATAGGTTCTCGCGATATTCTCCATCTAAAACGATCCCCATAGTTTCTAATATATGTTTGTGATTATCGCAAGTTTGCATCGTTTCTATATACTGAAATGTCGACTGGAATATTTTTATAAGGCCAGTTAGAGTAATTTGACCATTCGTTTCGCATATTTACATCATTGCGTTGTAAATACCACATCCAACTAGAAATCATGCCATTTGATTCCAGTTTGATGCGTTTTGAGCCAGTGATGTTTTCATATTTATGCTCAAATACATCTTTTACTAAATAAACGTGATCCTCTGCTGCAAAAATATGAGCCTCTTCTTTTGAAAGAAAACAGTATGTAGAAATCAAATGTACGTCTGCATTCCAAGTAGAGATCTGATTTTCATATACAACTGGCTCAAACCCTACAATTTTTGTGTTAGCAGTTGTTTCATATATCGGGATAGGTGCATTTGGTGGAGATTGTAAAAAACGATACATTTGAAATCTTGCTTCATTAAAGTCTGGCTGAATATAAGGTCTATTATTTTCATTATCAAATACATCACGGACTGTAAATAGGTCTCGTATAGGACGCATAGTGACATTTATTACCAATTCATTGTACTGTAATGCAATGAGTGGAAATGCACAACCAGCATTTAATGTAAACCACGTATTTATTGGAATGTATAAATTTCGTCCACGAATGGATGGCTCGGCGCCAACTGTACCATTGCCATATATAGCGGATGGATATGAGTTAGCCCGAGTATATGAATTTGCTGGATTGTTAATTTCAGGAACGTGTCCAGTCATTTGATTGAATAGTTCCTTTTTCTCCGCAGTAAAATCGCGTTCAACCATTAATTGTAGATATTCACCCGTATATTTTTGCAGGGTTTGTGACCCACATGTGATAACCACCTCCTTTATCATATTTGTACCGAGATGTTCTATCCATTTAAAATCGTAGGGCGCCCATCGAAAATCCGTACCATTTACTGAACTTGATACTGGATGATGAACCGGGCTCCATATGTCTGGTATGGTTACAACAATATAGGTATCCATAAGCAATTCCGCATAACGAGGAACTTTAAATGTAAATGTAGAATCTTCGGTTAATCGCAACTCTCTTAAACCATTATAATCCAATCTGAACTTTTGAAGTCCAAAGTTACTGTATTTACAATATGTAACCTTGAAAAAAGTTTTACTAGGGTTTCCTGTTAAAAATAAATTGTTATTCCCAAGAGCAACGATGTTTAGTAATCCGCCTGCCATTTATATGTAGTTATATATTTTACTATTATTATATTTGTTATAGATAATAACATTTATTTTATTGTCTCCTTATTCTTTATACTAGGCGTTTAATATGAAGAAATATCAAAAAGTGGTGCTTGTAATTACAGCAATGATTTTGTTATACGCATTATGGCGTTTTTTTAAACGACGCAGAGATGTAAGCAAGCTGTGCAATAAATTACACATTGAAGGTGTAAAACGTAAACAAAAGTGCAAAAACCCGGAATGCGGTAATAACCATATTGACCGAATTGAGGGATTTGGGTCACCCGAGTCAGAATATATGGGTCTTATCAACGAAGACGCAAACAATATTGTATCGCTTGGAAAGAGTTATACGTACAGGCCATTGAAGGAGTATGTAATAAAGAGCTCTTATAATAGTGCAATTACTGGAAATTATGTGAATGCGGAGATGGTAAAGTATTTATTGAAACGCGGGTGTCGTCTGCTAGACTTTGAGGTTTTATATATAGAGGACAAGCCATTTGTCACATATACCACTGACTCCAAGTTAGAGACAATCAATACAGATAATAAGGTGTTGCTTGATAATATATTGACTGCTGCCGTGTCTCAGGCATTTACCCAACCAAGTCCGAATTATGAAGATCCGTTATTTATACACTTGCGTATAAAATCAAATAACAATGCGATTTATAAGGCAGTCGCAAAGTCAATTGATGCAACGCTTCGCGCAAAGTTGTATCCCACTAAAATAACAAATCAGACGAAATTGTCTGATGTTATGGGAAAAGTGGTTATAATAATGGATAAATCTGTCAATCGCAAATATGCACAGGACAGTGCGTGTGGAATAAAGGAGAAAGATTGTTATAATCTGTCAAAGTATATAAATTTAGAGAGTGGCTCGGATTTGCTGTATCTGAATACATATACAGATATATTGAACCAAAATTATGATATAGTACGCATTCAAGATAAGTGTGATATTTGCACGGATGTTAAACGACATAGAATGGTTATTCCAGACAAATTGAATAATTCATATAATCCGGATGTACACGAACTGATCGGAAAACACGGATGTCAATTAGTAACCAACCGATTTTATATAAGAGATGAGAATTTAGATAAATATGAAAAAATGTTTCACGATAACAAGAGTGGCATTATACCACTTGCGTTTGTGTTAGATTATATTAAGAAGCGAGAAGGAACGAAGTAGTTTAGTTGGAATACAAAATATCGTGTTATATGTATATGGTAAATAAATATAACAAGAAGCGTTCAAATAAATCACATACTACAAAACGCAAAAAATTTAAAAATGCCGAATGCACTGATAATATGACATTTCAAGAATGTGAAATGGCAATCTTGCGCCATAATGTAGATGAAAATGAAGAAATTCAAGGGAGACGAGTAGTAAATAATGAAGATGTAAAGAAAATGTTGAAAATCGTAGAAGATTTTATAGTAAAAAAGAAGTTAATATGTTACGGTGGGACGGCAATCAATAACATTCTTCCAAAGAATGCACAGTTTTATAATAAAGAAACCGAAATACCTGACTATGATTTCTTTTCACCTAATCCAATTGACGATTGCAAGGAACTAGCTGATATATATTACGAAAATGGATTTACGGATGCTGAGGCAAAGTCGGGAGTACACGTTGGAACATATAAGGTATTTGTAAATTTTATACCCATTGCGGATATCACGTACTTAGTGCCTGAAATATATAATGCCATACATCCAGAGACGATTGTTATAGCTGGCATTCATTATGCACCACCAAACTATTTACGTATGGCTATGTATTTAGAATTATCTAGACCTGCTGGTGATATATCTCGTTGGGAGAAGGTGTTGTCTAGATTGAATTTATTAAATCAATATTATCCAATGTCTAAAAGTGAATGTTCTCATATTGATTTCCAAAGAGGGTTAGATAGCAAGATGGAGAACGAAGAACAATTGTATATTATACTGCGCGATACATTAATAAATCAAGGAGTAGTATTTTTTGGTGGATATGCATTTGGATTGTATTCAAAATACTCACGTGATGAAAAACATAAAATGAGAGAAGTGCCTGACTTTGATGTCTTGTCCGATGATCCAGAACGCACTGCTATGATTGTCAAAGAACAATTAGTGCAGAATGATTTTAAGAACATAAAAACGGTCACACATAAACCAATCGGAGAACTAATGCCTGAGCGAGTAGAGGTTTTGGTAGGAAAAGAAACAGTCGTTATGATATATAAGCCGATTGCATGTCACGGTTATAACAAAATAAACATAAATAATAAAGAGATTAATGTGGCTACAATTGATACAATTTTAAGTTTTTACTTGGTGATGATCTACATAGATGTGGACTTAAACTATAACAGATTACTCTGTATGGCGAATTTCTTATATAATATTCAAATACAAAACCGATTAAATCAGCGCGGTCTATTAAAGCGGTTTTCAATGGACTGTTACGGAAAGCAATTGACATTGGAGGACATACGTGCTGAGAAAGCACGTAAATACAAAGAGTTTAAAGAAAATGGTGCCGATAAAAAGGAATATGAAATGTGGTTTTTAAAGTATACTCCGAGTGATAAATTGGCTGCTAATAAGAACAATAAAACCAGGAAAGTTAAACGTCTTGTAATTACAGACAAGGATGAAAATGAAAAGGAAGAAGAGCCGAAAAAGAGAACAGTAATGGATATATTACGAGCGGCAGTTAAAACTCACTAATAAAAGTAGTGAATTGAACCATTGCATAATACACTGCACCGAACGATATACTTTTTAACAACAATCCATAGAAGTTAAAGTTTCCATCATCATTATAAATAGACAAGAACGAGAACCTCTTGAATATGATTTTATTTATAATGGGCATTTGAAAAATAAAATACAAAATAGCAATGACAATGGGTGTTTGAAAGTCGGTAATG